TAAGACACCTCCAGACAGCTGATTGCCGGATAGCATTCCTGGCATCGGATAATAAGAAGACCAGCAATGGGAAAGATGTATATGGCGAATGCATAAAGGTGCAGGATCTGTATAAGGAGTTCTGCCCATTTGACTTCTTGATAGTCTTCTATGACAAGAATATTGAAGGACTCACAAGAGAGCAGCTTAAGATACTTGCAGAGCATGAGCTGCTTCATGTTGGGTATGAATATACTGAGGATGGCAAGCCAAAATACTTCGTCAGGCCTCATGACTATGATGACTTTAAGCAGATTACTGATAAGTACGGGACAGAATGGGCTAAAAAGGCTTGATTTGTCTGTAATAGTGGCGAAAAGAAACGGGAAAGGACGGATGTTAAATGGCAAAGAGTAAAAGAAACGGAACTGCCAACCTTAACCCCGTCCAAAGCAAAGAAGAAGCAAAGCAAAGAGGACGGAATGGTGGCATCAAATCCGGGGAGACTCGAAGAAAGCAAAGGGACATGAGGGAGGCTGCAAAAGCACTCATGGCAATGCAGGTTGTTGGAGACAATAACCGCAAGAATCTGGAGAATTTCGGAGTAGCAAAGGAAGATCAGAACTACACGACAGCCATTGTAGTAAGACTCATGCAGAAAGCATTGGTCGATGGAGATACGAATTCCATTAGATTGCTTGCTGAACTGACAGGCCAGATTACAAAGGCAGGAGTTGTTCCGGAGGAGGATCCAAACCTTGCACTCGCCAAGGAAATAGCAAAGATTGGCATAAACATACCGGACAACGGAAGAAATCCGGTAAGGAGGACCACGATAGGACCGCAGGCAGGACCACAGACAATGTTCATGTGCAGTCCCGCCGATATCATCATATATGGAGGAGCAGCCGGTGGAGGCAAGACATATGCCTTATTACTGGAAATGCTCCGAAACAAGGATGTTCCCGGCTTTGGAGCCGTGATATTCCGACACAATTACAATCAGATAACCGCAGAGGGTGGATTGTGGGACGCATCGAACAAGCTGTTCTCACAGATAGATGACGCAAGTCCCAGAAAAAGCCCTCGCTTGCATTGGCAATTCGATTCTGGTGCCAGATTAGGATTTGCCCACATAGAAAGAGAGGAAGATCTGTCAAGCTGGCAGGGTACTGAAATTGCCTATATCGGCTTTGACGAGCTGACTCACTTTAGTAAGCATCAGTTCTTGTATATGCTATCCCGAAACAGAACCACTTGCGGCATAAAGCCGTATGTGAGAGCAACCTGCAACCCGGATTCAGACAGCTGGGTGGCAGATTTTATCAGTTGGTGGATAGACCAGGACACAGGCTACCCGATAGCAGCACGATCCGGACAGATGAGATATATGGCTGTTCTGAATGACACTATCTATTGGGGAGACACGCCCGAAGAACTGGAAGACTTATATGGAGTATCTGAGGAAGAATGCAAGACGGTGACTTTCATAGCTTCAAGGCTTGATGACAATAGAATCTTGATGCAGAAAGACCCCGGTTATTTGGCAAACCTTAAGGCTATGACAGAGGTTGACATGGAACGGCTGCTTTATGGCAACTGGAAGATCAGACCAAAGGCTGGCTCATTCTTCAAGCGAACACAGCTACGCAAGATACTGGAGGAAGTACCTCACGATCTTGTGGCAGTATGCCGTGGCTGGGACCTTGCAGCAACAGACGAGGACGAAAACGAAGACGCAGCATTCACAGCAGGCGTTCTTATTGGACGCACATCGGAAGGGCAATTCGTTGTTCTCGATGTTATTCGCAAGCAGATCAAGGCAGGCGAAGTCAGAACCCTTATTCTGATGACCGCAAAGATGGACAAGCAGAAATATGGAAAGAAATGCCCTGTAAGGCAAAGGCTTCCACAGGACCCTGGACAAGCAGGCAAGGATCAAGCACAGTCGTTCTTAAAAATGCTTGCCGGATATGATGTACAGATCAAGCCAGAATCTGGAGACAAAGCCACCCGTGCGGAGCCAATGGCAGCACAGTGGCAGCATGGTATGTTTGACATCATGGAGGGTGAATGGAACGAGGAGTATCTGAATGAGCTTGAATCGTTCCCGGATGGTAAATGGAAGGATATGGTGGATGCAGGAAGCTCTGCATTCAGTGAGCTGACTCTTGGTATGAGCAACATTGCTGGCGGCTTGGTCTACAATGCAATCAGCGAAGCATTTATGCAGGAAGATCAGTCACAGAACCGCTTCATATTGTCCGCAGACAAGCTGGAAGAATACAAGAAGCAGAATCTCCTTGGAGAAATCAGCATAGGCCTTGTATTTGGAGTAAATGGCTCCGGCCTTGCAATGGTAGCCAGCACGAATGTCAACTATGAAGCACTGATTGCTTTGAAATCTGCTCTGTATATAGGCGATCCGGTAGATCCGGAGAAGACAGTCGAAAGGTGCATCGAGTTCATCAGACAGATACTGGAACAGTACGGATATATTACCGGAGTATACTGCGAAAAGGGAGAGCAGGTAATGCGAAGAGCATTAAAGAATGCCCTGGCAGATAACAACATGGGAGATATCCGGGTGGCCGGAGCTCTTGACAGACCTCTCGGCGACAGAATCAATACAGTAAATAGGCTGGTTGCAAATGAACGCTTCTTCTGCTTAGAAGAAGAGACAACCAGCTTGACAACTGCACTTACAACGGCGACCTGGGATGCGAAAGTGCAGGGCGGCACGCTTGCACGCTCGCAGGAAAGCGACCAGTTCAGCCTAAATGCTTTTGAGTATTCCTTTGAAGCGGATATGAAAAAGTATGTTGATAACATCAGTTAGGAGGGAATATAAGTGTGGATAACAGATTTGGTAGGAAAGGTGGTGAATGCTTTGTTTCCGAAAGTAGGAATTGAAAAGGCACTTGGAGCAACAGTGGCTGTTTCTAACCGAATGGAAACGGCCATCCAGCTTTGGAGTGATATGTACATTGATGAACCCTATTGGAAAAGAAATGGTGGTCTGACAATGAATCTTCCTGCTTCAATCGCCCATGAATTTGCAAGATTGATAACGATTGAGCACGAATTTTCTGTAACCGGATCTCCGTTTGCTGATTATCTGAACACACAGCTCAAAAGAGACTTGAAGAACTTCAAGACTATAGTAGAGCTGTTCTGTGCAAAAGGCGGCATAGCAATGAAGCCTTATGTCAATGGCGCAAACATAGAAGTGGACTTTACCCAAGCAGAAAGCTTCTATCCGACAGATTACGACAGCAACGGAAATGTGACTGGAGCCATCTTCATAGATCAGCTACGACAAGGAAGATATGTGTACACCAGATTGGAGATACACAAATTCTTGCCTAATCAGACCATTACAGATGAAAACGGTCAGACCAGGGTCACTAATACATACACAGTCGAAAACAAGGCATATAAAAGCGAACAGATCTTCAATCAGAGTTCTGATGATGATGTATATGCATCAGTCAGAGACCCACTGCATGAAGAAGTATCGCTCTCTGAGGTTCCTCAATGGTCAAGCCTGTCTCCAAGCGAGACACTTAATGACGTAGAGAGGCCTTTGTTTGTTTATGTAAAAGTACCTTCTGCGAACAATGTAGATACAAAGTCGCCTCTCGGAGCATCCGTATACTCCAGAGCGATTGAAGCAATCAAGAATGCAGATGAGCAGTACACAGAAAGTAAGTATGAGTTTGAGGCTCTGGAAGCTGCAATAGATGCCGATGCAGATTTATTCAAGAAAGAAAAGGATGGAACCCCAAAGTTGCCGACTGGCAAAGAAAGGGTATTCAGAACATACGAATCAAGGCAGCAGGATAATGCACAGCCGTTCATAAGAGAGTTTGCTCCGAATTTCAGAGACAGCTCCCTGTTCAACGGACTGGATCATTACTTGAAGATTGTAGAATTCCTTTGCGAATTGTCCTATGGAACAATCAGTGACCCGGCATCTGTCGAAAAGACAGCAGAAGAGATAAAGACATCGAAACAGCGCAGTTACTCAGCAGTCTGCAATATGCAATCTGCATGGGATGATGCACTGCACGATCTTCTCTACTGTATGGCGGTATATGCCAACCTGTATCAGCTCGCACCTTATGGAGCATACGAACTGAATGCTACATGGGGAGACGGTATCCTGGAGGATATTGACAAGGAGTTCCAAAGACGCTGGCAGATGGTGCAGGCCAACAAGCTTAAGCCTGAGAAGTTCTTTGCGTGGTATTTTGGATGTTCCGAGGAAGAAGCTCTTGAAATGATGCCGACATCTACTATGATGCAGTTCCCGGAAGAAGAATAGGAGGATAGCCTATGCTGACACCGGAATATTTAGCTGGATGTGCAGCACAGGTTGAAGAACTCTATGCCGCACTCAATGAGCAGATCACGGCAGACATATGCCGAAGGATTGTAAAGACAGGAGTTGTAACCGATACTGCCGCTTGGCAGGCAAAACAGCTCCAGGAATCCGGAAAGCTCTATGACGATATAGTCTCAGATGTAGCAAAAAGTACAGGCAAGAATGAGTCAGAAATCAAGAAAATGTTTGCAGAAGCAGGAGTTACCTCGATAAAAAACGATGTAGCTCCGCTGCGAGCCTCTGGAATATCTCTAAGCAATGGATTGTCAGACCCTATGAAGAATGTTCTGGAAGCCAATATGAGGAAGACTAATGGCGATATGCTTAACCTCGCGATGACTACTGCAAGTAATGGTCAGCAGGAATTTGTGAACGCCATGAATGAAGCGATCATGAAGGTCCAGTCCGGAGCTTTCGATTATCAGACAGCCATAAGGCAGGCTGTAAATGACTGCGCAAGGATAGGAGCTAAAGTCAGTTACGATACTGGCGCACAGATGGCTCTCGAATCTGCTGCAAGAATGAACATCCTAACAGCTGTCAATCAGACGGCGGCGAAGATCACAGAAATGAATGCCGAGAGGATGGGCTGTGAGTATTATGAGACATCTGCTCATGCAGGAGCAAGACTTGAACACCAGGAATGGCAAGGAAAGGTCTTCAAGATAGAAGGAGCTGACGGAGATTATGAAAATTTCTACGATGCAACCGGATATGGAGAAGTAACAGGACTGTGCGGTGTTAATTGCCGACACAGTTTCTTTCCGTTTTGGCCTGGCATAAGCAAGCCTGCATATTCAGAGGAGACACTTGAAAGATATTCCGAAAAGACTGTTGAATGGCATGGTGTTAAGTACACTGAATACGAAGCTTCCCAGATAATGAGGAGGTATGAGCGAAGCGTCAGAGATTCCAAACGGATCATGAATGGCTATAAAGAAGCCATCAAAGTATCCGAAAGCGAAGAGCTGACAGCAGAGCTCAACAACGGATTGCAGCAAGCCAAGCAGACCTACAATGCCAGAAGATACAGATTGCTTGATTTCTGTAAGGAGACGGGCTTTAAGCGAGACTATCTGAGGACCAAGACTGGACTTACCGGATTCGAGGGGTTCGACCAAGGACTTGTAAAGCTGACTTATGATGAAGCGGCGGCTTTAAGTAAGTATGTAAGCTCAGATTTTTATGCCATCAACGCAAAGATCAGAACTGGAATGCCACTGACAGGCATAGAACAAGGTCTTGTTGAAAGCCTTGATTCAGCCCTTAAGAAGTTCCCAAAGTATGATGGTGCCGTGAGCAGGAGTCTGTATTTCACGAATAGCGAAGATCTTGCAGCCTTCCTTGAAAAGCACAAGGTCAGAAACACCGTGACCTATTCAGACTTCACAAGCTGCACAGCAAGCAAGGAACTTTACAATGCATCTGGACAAGTTCAGATGTACTGGAAAAGCAGCAACGGAAGGAATATCACTGTCATCAATGATGCCGAAAAGGAAGTCCTGTATGAGAGGAACTTTTCTTTCCGGGTTGAAGCAGTTGAAAAGGTCTCTGACAGCTTGTACAATATCTTCATATCGGAGGTGACTCAATGAAAGAAGATAAGGAAAAGAGGTTTTCTTCGTACAGATTTAATGTACCGCCTACTGTCGGGGAGGTTGTGGAGAACAAGCAACCCGAAAGCGAAGACGAACGCAAGAAGAGGGAAGCCTATGTCGCAGACCTTAAGAAACATTTCGGCTTAAAGTAAGTACCTCTACTGATTTTTCAAGCAGTACGGACTTACAATTACACATTTAGGCTCCGCTCAAAGGCATACAAGGGAGCCTACCAAATACAGCTTCATATAGCCTCAATAAAGGCAGGAAAATCTGCAAGGATAATTTCCTCATGCAAGCATCTTAAAAGGTGTCCTTGCGGCTATATCGAAGCAAAACAGACAACGAATCAGGCCACTCACATCGAGCGGTCTTTTTTGATGCTCAAAAGAAAGGAGAATCATGAAATGATAACCTACGGAAAGAAATCGCAGTCCCAGGACGCATATCTGTTTGAGTTCAACGGGCTGTCATCTGACACAAAGCCTACTCAGACATTCGATGGCGCACTGATCGCAAACGGCTCGACATTCATGGAGATGGATACAAAGACTCTGTTTTTCTATGACGCAGAGAATAACACTTGGGTGTAAGGAGGTAGACTATGGCATTAACAGCTGAACAAGTGCTTGCTATAGCACAGAAATACACAGACGACTCCATTGCAGGTGGAGGCATATCAGCCGGAAAGAACTGCAAAGTCGATTCCATAGAAGAAATCGAAGGAGGGCATAAGGTTACCTTTAAGTGGAACCTTGATAATGGCACAGAAAAAACCCAGACAATGCTTGTTATGGACGGAGTTGATGGGGCGACTGGGGAAAAAGGAGACCCTGGAGATCCTGGACCCACAGGTCCGGCAGGAGAAGCTGGCCCACAGGGACCGAAAGGAGATACCGGCGAGCAAGGTCCCAAAGGAGACAAGGGCGACCCTGGTGAAAGCGGCTCAGAAGTAAGCGTGACCCAGGTTCTCACTTCCGGAACTAAGATAGCTGAGATTGAAGTAGATGGAACAAAGGTTGAAATCTACGCACCATCCGGCGGCGGTGGTGGAGGAGCTGTTAATTCAGTAAATGGAAAGACAGGCGATGTAAACCTCACAGCAAGTGATGTAGGAGCTTTGCCGGATGACACTGCAATCCCAACCAAGGTATCTGATCTCACTAATGACAGTGGTTTCCAGACAGCAAGCGATGTCTCCACAGCCATAACCGGAAAGGCAGATAAGTCCACGACTTATTCGAAGACAGAAGTTGACACAGCACTTGAAGCAAAGGCTGACACGGAAGATATTCCCGATGTGAGCGGCTTCATTACGAAGACGGTCAACGACCTTGTGAATTACTATAAGAAGTCAGAAACCTATACACAGGCAGAGGTGGATGCTCTAATAGCCGCAATAGTCACTCTCGATATCAAGGCTGTAGCTGAGTTGCCGACGACTGATATCTCTATGACTACGATATATCTCGTTCCAAGCGCAGATCAGCAGGAACAGAACGTAAAGGATGAGTACATCAACACGACCGGAACCACAGCTGGGTGGGAGAAGATTGGCTCTACAGCTATTGACCTCACAGGGTATGTGACGGACACGCAGCTCACAGTTGCTCTTGCAGATTATGTTCAGTCTACTGATTTTGATGACGCAGTAGCAAGAATAGGTAGCATAGAGGAGAAGATTCCTTCTTCTGCATCTTCCTCGAATAAGCTCGTCACGAACAGCGAACTGCAGGCAGCGGTTGCAAGTGGTAGCAGCGGTTCTGTATTCAAGATTGTCGATCCAAACGGAGATTATGAAGGAGAAACCGTAAGAATCTCCCACGGTACGGCAGTAGCAACTGGAACAATCACAGGCGGTGCATGCTACTTGAATATGCCCGAAGTCGGCAGAATCAAGGTTGAAATCGGCAATGACATCGTAAGATATGTCACTGTTGATTACTACAAAGATGTTGTAGTAAGCACACAGGTTGTGTATGGCTTCACGATTACACAGAGCAACAGCACTCCGGATACAAGAGTGACCTATATCGAGGACAATGCAGGATTTACGCCTGCAAAGATGGACTATATGTTTGATAAGTTCGATTATGGCGACTGGAAAGACGCTTTCTTCATGCCTCGTCCTTGTATGCTTAAGAATGACGGGACAGTAGATTACTATTTGGATCCGGATGATTACAGGCGCAAGGAAGACGGAACACTGTCCGACATTGCCAACAGCTCGTATGCAGGCGATGTAATGGTCGAGTTCCCGAAGATATGGGTTAAGAGAACGGAAAGCAACGGTGTACAGACCACGCTCATAGCAAGCTACAAGGCAGACAATGATTTCCATTGCTATTCGAATATTGATGCTGATGGAAATGAGATAGACCACTTCTATGTAGCAGCATATGACGGATGCGTGGTCAGCAACAAGCTCCGTTCTCTGTCCGGCAAGACACCTGTAAACACAGTAGCCGGAACAACGCTTGTTCAGAATGCTCTGAACAACAATGACGATGCTGACTACACCAAGAACGGATATTACATCTCACAGTGGTGCGACAGGGCACTGATAAATGATCTGCTCATATTGATGGGCCGATCAACGAACACGCAGGCGATATTCGGTAATGGCCATTACGCAGGCGGGTCAGCAGCATCAAGTCTTCTTGCAACCGGAACGCTCGACGCAAAGGGAATGTTCTATGGCAAGAACACGACTGGTGTAGCTGTTAAGGTATTCGGCATTGAGAACTACTTCGGCAACCTTTGGAAGTGGTGCGCTGGTCTTATGGCAAGCGGAGCTGCTCTTTATGCAAAGATGACTTGGGGAACGCAGGATGGAAGCACAGGAGTTGGCTACGATACCACAGGAGTTGGCAACAGCAAGGCGGTTGGCAAGACGGCAGGAGGTACATCTGGAGGATATATTTCCAAGACCTACAACACAGAGCTTGGCAATATTCCGTTTACAGCAAGTGGTGGAGAAGCTACATACGAATGCGATGGACTCTGGTTTGATACAAGTGCTGGAGTCAGACATGCGTTTGTCGGCGGCTGCTGCTCCTCTGGTCTCCTTGTCGGAGCGTTTGCGCTCACTGTGCACAACGCTCTCTCGAGTTCGAGCTGGGCCCTCGGGGCGGCGCTTTCTTGTAAACCGCCTATTGGTGCGTAAGCACCGGGGAGAGGTCCGGGGTAGGAACGAACCCCGGATAATGTAAAAGTATGAAAGGCTGGTAAGACATATGCTCTGCCAGCTTTTTATATGTCCCGAGTATGACGATTAAACTGCTCAGTTGCCGCAGGAGACAGGCATATAAACGTCTCTTTTCTCTTGCCGTGAGAGATATAAACACGGATAGCAAATGTCAGAGTGAACTGACGATTAAAGCAAATCAGCGAAAAGAAAGGTAGGTAACAAACATGGCGTACGAATTTTTGAAGAAACTCTTTGGAACTGGTGAAAACGGAGAACCCCAGGCAATGACTTATGAGGAGCTTGAAAAAGCAATTGATGGCTCAAAAGACATCAGCCTCGTAAATCTTAAAGACGGAGGGTTCGTCTCAAAGGAGAAGTTCGATGCAAAGGAGACGGAGCTGAAATCTGTACAGCAGTCGCTGTCAGATGCAAACGAACAGATCAAGTCGTTTGAAGGCGAAGACATCGACGGCATCAAGAGAAAAGTCTCCGAATGGGAAACAAAGTATGCAGCCGACACCGAAGCTCTTAAGCAGCAGATGGAGGAACAGGAGGTTCGCCATCAGAGAGACCTGTATTTCAGCAATGTGAAGTTCGCTTCCAATGCTGCAAAGAACGGAATCCTTATGGAGTTCGACAAGCAGGGCTTCCAGCTTAAGGACGGAAAGTTCCAGGGGGCAGATGAATGGCTCGCCCAGCAGAAGAAAGACGATCCGGCATCATTCGTACTGGAAGACAAGAAGCCCGAAGGCGAAGAAGGAAATGGTGGCGAAGGCGGCAACAATGGTGGTAGCGCCGGAGCAGCTGGAGCGTCTGCCAACACCGGGTTCGCACAGGGGCAGACATTCTTCCCAAATTTTGCAACAAAGACAAGTAGTGGGTCCGGAGCCGGAATGGACCAGAAGAAGTCCTTCGGCATGAATTTCGTAGGTGTACGAAAAAGACCCGAACAACAGTAATCAATAGGAGGTAAGTATTATGCCATTTACACCCACATCAGTAAACTATGCAGAAGAGTATTCAAGAGAGCTTTCCCAGAACTTCCCTTATGTTCTGTACTTCGGTGCTCTCTACGCAGCACCTAACAACGGCAGATACCGTTTTGTTAATGCTCGCACAATCGAGGTACCTACGCTCTCCGTAGCAGGTCGTAAGGACGCAAGCAGAGACAACATTCAGACCGCTTCTCGTAAGTGGAACAACAGCTGGACTCCGCTCGCTCTGACCAACGAGAGACAGTGGGATACACTCGTTCATCCTCAGGATATCGATCAGACCAACATGGTCGCTTCCATCGGCAACATCACACAGGTATTCAACCAGGAGCAGAAGTTCCCCGAAATGGATGCCTACACCATCAGCAAGATCTATGCTGACTGGACCGCAAAGGGCAAGGTTGCAAGCACAACTGTATTGACAGTTGCAAACATCCTTACAGAGTTTGATGCTATGCTCCAGGCAATGACCGAGGCTCGTGTTCCCAAGAACGGGCTTATCCTGTACATCACTCCTGCAGTTAACACTCTGCTTAAGAATGCACAGGGCATTCAGCGTGAGCTTCTCACAGGACCTCAGAGAGCAATCATCCAGAGAGCAATCGCAGGTCTTGATGATGTTCAGATCGAGGAAGTTCCTTCTGAGCTCATGATGACTGTTTACGACTTCACAGAGGGCTATGCTCCTGCTGCAAGCGCAAAGCAGGTTAACATGATGCTCATTAACCCTGTAGCCGTAATCACTCCTGTAAGCTATGAGTTTGCAACTCTCGATCAGCCTAGCGCAATTACAGGCGGCAAGTATTACTACTACGAGGAGTCACATGAGGATGTATTCGTACTGCCCAACAAGCAGAACGCAATCGCATTCAACATTGCTCCTTAATCGAAGATCAGACAACTGAGGGCGGCTTAAACAGTCGCCCTCCATTACGGAGGTAAAAGCCAATGAAAGCACTTAAAGCCAACAGAATTATAAGCATAGAGCCTAAGCGCAAGGATGAATTCCTCGCAAATGGCTATACGATCCTTGATGACAACGAAAAAGTCATCGCAGCACCCGAAAAGGATGCAACCAAGATCGGTAAGGAACTTGATGATGCAAAGAAGCAGCTTGCAAAGAAGGACGAGGAAATCGCCCGTCTTAATGCAATGATCGTGGATTTGCAGCAGAAGCTCGCCGAAGCAGAAGATGCAGCAGCATCCGATAAGGATGCGAAGAAAGCAGCAGCAAAGAAATAAGGAGGAGTTTATGGCCCAGACAACAGTTGTAAGCCCATATGCTGATTATCAGTTCTATAAGGACGTGTACCACGGAGTAGGACTTTCAGAGGACGACTTCATAAGACTTGAAGCCCGTGCGGAAGAAGAACTGGATGCTATGACATTCCACCGGATTCCGATTATGGAAGAAAAGTATATGACAGACCAGATTGCTCTTGATATCAGAAAAGCGGTATGCGCTATGTCGGAACTAATGAAGCAGGGCGAAACAATTGGAGTCGGGATCAGCTCTGAAAGCAACGATGGCTATTCAGTTAGTTACTCGCAGAATGCTACAAAAGAGATGCAAAACCGGATGAAAAACGCAGCCAGTAAGTATCTTGCTGACAGTGGTCTCCTCTATCGTGGAGGAGGTGCGTGGCATGATAACTGACAGCAACATTACGATTTTCAACAGGCGGCGCAACGACGCAGGAACAGAAGTCCTAACCCCGACAGTAATCAAGAACTGCACTTGGTATTACAAGCACATCGTTTCCGGTTCGGAGATGATGGATAATGCTGATGAATACAGCGTGAGGATCCCAATTGATGCAGAATTCCAGGACGGAAGAACCTATGTTGGCCCGAATGAATACAGCGAGATGAATGATGAAGAAGCTGCAAATCACTGGACGATTCAGAAGAACGATCTTGTAGTAAGAGGGGAGTTTGGAGATACAATCCAGCAGCAGTCAGTAATCACAAGTCAGACTGATGATTGCTTCATAGTAAGCACATTCGGGAATAACACATGGCGTGGCAGCCCAAGAGTCAAGCATTGGAGGGTAGGTGGTAGCTAATGGCAGGACATGAAATCAAGACACCGAGAGGAAGCATCAGCATCGGTAAAGGAGGAATGGCAGAACTGACATGGAACCCAGGCTTCGGTCCGAAGTACACCGGAGTATTCAACAGGCTACAGGCTTATGTTGACAGCGAGGTTCTCAGATACTGCTCGCCTCTTGTGCCGTTTCAGACTGGTACGCTGGAGCATTCCGGCACGCTCGGAACGGAGGTAGGAAGTGGACTTGTCGAGTACATAGCACCGTACTCAGCTCACCAGTATTATGACACGGCAGATACAAGACCGTATGACCCCAACAGGGGAGCTCACTGGTTTGAGCGAATGAAAGCTGCCCACAAGAAGGACATAGAATCTGGATTGCAAAAGATGATGTAGGAGGAAGCGAGTATGGATTCCATTATTCAAGGAGTTGTGAACTATGTTACACAGTGTCCGCTCCTCAAAAACGGCTTGATAAGAGTTGACAGTCTCGGCTCCAAGCCAGTCGAGTATGTAGTGGAAGTCCTCCCTGCAAACCCGATAGTCCAGACTTATATCAACGGAGATACGATCAGGCAGTATCTGTTCGCAATAGGCAGCAGAGAATACTATGCGCTGGATATGATTCAGAACATGGAGAACTCTGAGTTTTATGAGCAACTGCAGGAATGGTTTGAACAGCAGAATGCCTGTGAAGTCTTCCCCGATATAGGCGAGGACAAAGAAGTACAAAAGATTGAACTGGTAACCTCCGGATTCTTGTTTGCTACCGACCGCAAGACGGCCCGGTATCAGATACAGTTCCGGATAGTATATTTCAAGGAGGCAATAAAATGAGTTCAAGAACAGCAATGTTAAGAAACAAGATCGCCGACTATATCAAGATCGGCGAGGCTTATGAGCTTTGCGGAATCGGCTTCACACAGTTGAACGAATCTCCTGGAGCTCAGACAGACAGCACGACCTACATCAATGAGGTTACGACAAGTACAGATATCACAGGATATGAGACAGAGTTCGAGTTCGAATCCGACCTCATTCCTTCACAGAAAGCCGTTCTGGCTCTGTACAATGTCGGCAGAAACCATCTGACAGGCGAGAACGCACAGTTCCAGTATGTCCGTGTTGACGTATGGAATCCTGTAGGGGAGCCCGACACTTCTGTAGCAGAGTACAAGGCTCGTCTGTTCACAGTAGCCTGCGAGGTTTCTGATGTAGAGGGCGATGGCGGCGAGAAGATTTCTGTATCCGGTAATCTCCATGCAATCGGAGATCCTGTACAGGGTAAGTTCGATGTCATCAGCGGACAGTTCACAGCTGGCGATTTCGTTGGCAAGTATGACGAAGGCGAGCCTACTGTAACTCCTAGCGTGACTCTCGATAAGGAGACAGCATCCATTGAGGTTGCTGGCACAGTACAGCTCGTTGCAACTGTAGTTCCTGCTGGAACAGAAGTTACATGGAGCACAAGCAACGGAGAGGTTGCTACAGTAGCCGCAGGCACCGTAACTGGTGTGGCAGCTGGTACAGCAACAATCACCGCTACGATCACGGTCGATGGTGTTACCAAGACCGCTACCTGCGAGGTTACGGTTACAGAGTAATCTGACCACGCAGAAACAGCTGTATAGTACAGGAGACAGGGGCAGAGCAGATTCGGCTGCCCCTGTTTTTATTATGATGAATCGACCAGGAGGTTAAGAAATGAACATCGAAATTAACGGAGTTTTACTTGAGTGCAATTTTACAGATGCAGATTTTACAGAGTTGTTTGAGAATGCAACCAAAGAAATGCAGGATAGCGTGGTAGAAGTTCAGCAGAACAAGAACGGCATGTCGAATGCCGAGGGAATGAGAAAGGTATGTGCCATCGTTAACGCATACTTTGATGGAATTTTTGGAGCTGGAACAGCTGACAGTTTGTTCCAGGGGAAGAATGATATGTTCGACCATCTGAAAGCTGTCGAAGTGGTAACAGAAGCACAGAAAGAATCCAACAAGGAGTTTGCTGACTTCACAAACAAGTATATTCAGAAAGCAAAGGCAGAGCAGCAGAGACAGCAGTCCCAGATCAAGGGAATGCAGGGGCACCTGCCTAAACAGATAAAGTAATCTATGAACATTCTCTTTGGAGGCTTGCCCGAAGAAGTAGAAATACACGGAGAGCAGATTCCGATCAACTCTGACTTCCGCACAGGAATTTTGTTTGAGGAGATGGTCCTTGATAACAGCCTGTCGGATGAAGAGAGGATAGAAACCGCTCTTCGTTTGTATTTTGGAGACGAAGTTCAGTTCATCGGAGCGAGCGCTATACAGGAAGCTATTTCTGCAATCCTGTGGTTTTACAGATGTGGCGATGAAGCACCGGATGAAAAGGACAAGAATAAAGCAAAGCCCCCAGTCTTTTCGTATGAACATGATGCACCGCACATCTACGAAGCATTCCTATCTGCATTTAAGATTGACCTCACGCATGAAAAACTCCACTGGTGGCAATTCAGAGCACTGTTCGGCTCTTTGCCAGAGGACTGTATGTTTATGAAGATCGTGGGCTACAGGGCTATGAAAATCCCTGCAAAAATGCCCAAAGAACAGAAAGAGTTCTACCAGAAGATGAAAAAGCTTCATGAACTGCCTCTGCCAAAGGAAGAACAGCAGTTGAACAAGGATCTGATACAGGCGTTGACAACAGGAGAGGGTCTGCAAGACTTGCTCGGTTTGAAAACGGCTGAGGAATCTAACAACCAGTGAGGTAGATTATGGCAGGAGTAGACGGAACCTTAAAATTTGATACCAAGCTCGACTCGTCTGGGTTTGAGGGAGGCTTGTCAAAGCTATCCGGTTTAGCCGGAAAGAGTCTTGGCCTTGTATCAAAAACAATGGCAGCGGCAGGAGCTGCAGCCACAGCATTCGGCGCATCCGCTATCAAGGCGGGCGGCGAATTTGAATCCGGCATGTCGAAAGTAAGCGCAATAGCCGGGGACAAGCTTGAACAGCCTATGGAAAACATGAATCAGCTGGCAGAACAGCTCGGAGTTTCCTTTGAGGCAGGAGCAACTCAGTCCCAGAAAGCATTGCAGCTGATAGAGGCGCAGGCACTCAGCTGTGCATCTACATCGACATTTACTGCCGGACAGGCAGCAGAAGCACTCACGTACATGGGTATGGCAGGTTGGGGTGCTTCGCAGATGATAGGCGGTCTTCCCGGAATCATGAGTCTCGCAGAGGCATCTGGAGAGGATCTTGCAACAACCTCTGACATCGTAACAGATGCAATGACCGCATTTGGTCTTGTGGCAGGCGAAACAAGCAAGTCTGTCAGAGGAGGACTTGACGGAGTAGAAAAGGAGCTGGAGAACACCACAAGGTTTGTTGATGTTCTGTCCCAGGCATCCTCTTCTTCGAACACGAATGTCGCCCTTATGGGTGAAACATTCAAGTATGTAGCACCAACAGCTGGAGCATTAGGCTTCCAGATTGAAGATACAGCATGGGCTATCGGTCTGATGGCTAACCAGGGTATCAAAGGCAGTATGGCAGGTACTGCGCTTCGTAATGTCTTCACAAGAATGGCGAAGCCGACAAAAGAGTCAGCTATGGCGATGGAAAGACTCAATCTTTCCCTTACCGATGAGGCTGGCAATATGCGTTCGCTGCAAGACATCATGGTTGATATGAGAGCTGGCTTCGAGAATTTGACTGCTGCTGAAAAAGCACAGGTTGCAGCACAGCTCGCAGGACAGCAGGGCATGTCCGGACTTCTTGCCATTGTTAATTCCAGTGAGGAAGATTTCATGTCCCTTGGTAATGCAATCTACGATTGCGAGGGAAGAACAGAAGACATGGCAGAGGAGATGAAAGACAACCTGCCTATGGCTGTTGAAATGGCAAAGTCAGCCCTGGATATCTTGAAAGTAACCATGTATCAGAGCATACAGACTCCTGCAAAGGATGCGGTTAAGGCTCTGTCCGAGATGATCAACGGAATGACAGATGCTTTTAAAGCCGGAGGATTTGACGGCCTTGCGGCAGAAGCAGGAAAGTCTCTCGGCAATATAGCCCTGTATGCAATGCAGCAAGCACCAAAATTGATTAAGGTCGCAACCGGAATGATTCATGCATTCTGTGAAACGATCAAGAATCCCCCGGCAGAAATGCAGTCAGCAGCTGGAGAGCTGGTACAAGCACTTGTAGAAGGTATTGCTTCATGCTCTGGAGATCTGTTATCTGCTGGAATTGTTCTCCTGCGCATGCTCTTAGAGGGAGTGTCAAATAACTCTACAGAGGTAGGAGAAGCTATCGGCGAAGCCATAGGTATGATTGTGCAGGCGGTAAAAGATAACGGGCCTGCAATACTGGCGGCTGGTGTCGAAATTGTCAAAGGCATCATTGCCGGCATTAAGAAGACCAATCCACAGCTTTTTGCCGTCTTGGCTGCCCTTTTTGGAGGTAAGGCACTTATCTCTATAGGTGGAGGAATAACAAGCCTCCTTGGGCTTATAGCGAAGCTAAAAGGTGGTCTGGGTGGTCTTGCCGGACTCACCGGAGGAATAACTGCATTCGGAGGAACCGTGCAGAAAGTCGGCACAGCACTTCTCGCAGCCGGAGCTGGATTTGCTCTCGCAGCAGCAGGAATGTTGATGCTCGCATCGGCAGCCTCAATGATAGTTACTTTCGGACCCGAAGCAGGCGCAGCAATGACTCTTATGGTCGTAGGCATCGGTGCTTTACTGGCGATAGCGGGATTGTTAGCCCCTCAGTTGCAAAGTGCCTCTTCTGGGCTTGTAGCGTTTGGAGCGGCTATCCTTATGGCATCTGCCGGAATGGCTCTTATGTCATATGCGGCAGTCCAGATCGCACAGGCTGGACCTATGGCAATGGCAGGACTTGCTGTAATGACCGCAGGAATGATAGCCATGCTTGCAATAGCAGCAGCCCTCGGCCCACAGTTAACAGCTGGAGCTGTCGGACTCGTAGCATTCGGTGCTGCAATTTTGCTTGCTTCCGCAGGAATGGCGGTAATGGCTATGGCAGCAACCCAGGTTGCGGCGGCTGGCCCGCTTGCTCTCGGAGCATTGATAGCAATGGAAGTAGGCATAATCGCCATGATGGCGGCAGTAGCCTTGCTAGGACCGATGCTCACAGCAGCATCAGTAGGAATAATTGCATTCGGCGCAGGAATACTTCTTGCAGCCGCAGGAGTATATGTTCTCGTTCAAGCAGCAATCCAGTTATCAACAGCTGGAGCACCAGCAGCGATAGCATTGGCAGCATTGAGCGCAGGACTCATAGCATTTGGAGCGGTAGCAGGTCTACTTGCTCCTGTTTTATTGCCCGGTGCGGCAGCGATAGCAGCACTTGGTGCAGCATTACTTGTAGTATCAACGGCGGCAGTGGTAGGAGGGGCAGCCCTCATGATCGTAACCTCGTGCCTGCCTCAGTTGTGTGCATATGGAGCACAAGGAGCAGTTGCAATAGCACAGCTCGGAGCAGGAATGCTTGCATTCTCTGCAGGAGCAGCGGCAGCTGGTTTAGCCGCAGCAGCGGCAGCAATACCGATAGCGGCACTTGCAGTAGGAATGGTTACTCTTGGAGCTGGATTTACAGCAGTATCAGCCGCAGCATTGCTCGGAGCGGCAGCTCTTAAGGTGATAGCATCCACGCTTCCGATGATCACAACTCATGGTACGGCATCAGCCACAGCTATTGTTGCACTTGGCGCAGCCCTCGGAGTATTTGCCGCAGGAGCAGCCACAGCCGGAGCAGGAGCAGGAGTTGCAGCAGCTGGATTCGGAGCTATGGCTTTAGCGGCAGCGGCAGCTGACCTTGCATTTGCTCCGCTTGCAGTAGAGATGACCGCCTGCTCTGCATCTGTAGCCGTAATAGCTGCATCTGCAACTACAGCAGCAACCGGAATACAGAGCTTGTCAACAGCATCAGCAGGAATCGTTCTTGCTATGGGCAAGATGGCACTCGCATTCCCTCCTGTTGCGGCGGCGATTACACCGTTTGCGGCGGCGGCAGCAGCTGCATCTGTAGCCAATACCACACTCGCAGCATCAAGCGGAGCAGCAGCCATAGCAGTAGGACTTGAATCTGCGGCGGCAATAGCCCTTGGAACGGCAATGATTGGTGCAGCTCTCGGCATGACTCAGTTCAAAACAGCATCATTCGGAATGGATGCTGCATCACAAAGAATAGCGACAGCGTTCCAGCTTCTTGCCGGTTCTGCGCCTGCATTCGGAGCAGCCATTATTGCAATAGTCGGACCGTTCACGGCAGTAAGTGCGGCAGCCGTAGCAATGGCAGGATCATTGATGTCAACCCAGACATCATTTGTAATGCTGAACACGCTGCTTGCTGGAGCGAATATCCAGATGATGATGTTCAGCACCACCACGATGACTGCCATGAATACTGTCAAGACCACAGTAACGACCTCGCTCAATCAGATATGCACACAGTCCATAACAAGATTGAATGCTCTGAGAGGGCAGGTAACGGTGGTCCTTGCATCTATAGCAACAACCACACAGGCCAAGATGCTACAGATCAGAACGAATGCGGTGAATGCCGTAATCACAATGATTAACCAGATAAACAGCCAGTTACAGAGACTCCCTGGGCTGATGTACACCCAGCTTACAGCTGCAGCCAACAAGGTAGACACCTGGAGAGTATTGCTTGCTCAGAAAGGAGCAGCAGCTGCACAGGCATTATCGAATGCGGTAATCTCCGGACTCAGCGGTCTTGCTGGGCAGATGCAAAGCGTAGGCGTGAACATCGTCAATGGTCTCTGGAATGGCATGAGTAGTCGCTGGGGATGGTTGGAAGACCAGGCCAGAAAGAAAGCCCAAAGCCTCATATCCGCAATGGAAAGCGAGCTGAAAATCGGCTCTCCGTCCAAAGTGGCTGCAAAGAGAATAGGCCAGTGGCTACCTCCCGGTATCGGAGAAGGATTTGCTGATGCAATGCCCGAAACGGTTAACAGCATTCGCTCACAGATGTCTGAAATGGTGTCCGCCATGCGCTCAAGCGTGGGAGTATCTCAGCAGAGTTTCGCAAAGACTGCTGGAGGAGTAGCTCTTGCCGGAGCAAACGGAGGCAATGTCTATTATGACCAAAGCTACCATCAGACAAATGAATACCATGAAGCAGTAAAGAATCCTTCTGATGTAGCAAGGGCACAGCGAAAAGCATTTAGAGATATGTTTGGAGGTGTGAAATGATAAATTTGAACACTTTGAAGATAGTCCTGTCATGTAATGGCAGGACTTTATCTATGGGACCGGATGAAGATATAGATATCACTGCAGTATCCGGTCTTGAAGCATCGGAGTTTGATATCGCCACCTCCGACAACGCTCTTGTTGATGGTGTGACCGTAGACGGAAAGAAAGTCAAGGCAAGGCCAATTCATATTGAGGCGGCATTCAGGAGCCTTGCTCACAACCCGGCAAACAGAGACAAGCTTGTAAAGTTCTTCAACCCGAAGTACACAGGCAAAGCTCTGATAGAGAATATGGGAACGCCAAGAAATATAGAGTATGAGCTTGAAGGATGGTCGATTGAAAAAGCTCCGAATCTGAACTCCAGGATCAAGTTTGTTGTTGATCTGATTTGTCCGGATCCGTATATGCAGAATGTGGATAACTTCGGAAAGAACATGGCAAATATCACGCCTCAATGGGCTTATCCGTACATAGCCACAAAGCAGAAGATTTATGATGTGGAATTATCACGCAGGGGTCTTGCTCTCGGCGGCAAGATAGCAGGCTACAGAACCTTGAGACAGGAAGTTGTTCTTCCGAATGACGGCGATGTACCTACTGGAGTAATAGTGAAGTTTGTCGCCGCAAGGGGAGATGTTACGAATCCTTCCATTACGCTTCTGTCTACAGGCCAGTTCGTGAGGGTCGTTGTGGAAATGCAGGAGGGAGATGTTCTTGTGGTAGATACCAATGAAAGGCATCAGGTCATAGAGCTGAATGGAGTCAACATCTATCAGAAGATTGATAGAAAAAGTGACCCGTTCCAGCTTGCTGTAGGAGACAACTCTATGGAGTATTCTGCTGATCTGAACTATGTCAACCTGGATGTGTATGTATATTACACACCGAAGTACCTGGGGGTGTAGCCTATGAGAATTATCTTTTTGGACGAAAACTTCGAAACAGTAGGCTCCATCTCCGTATACAGCTCGCTGATCTGGGATAGAAGATACTACGAACCGGGAGTTTTTGAGCTGCATACTTCGGTAGATTACTTCACTATGATGAACACATCGAAGTATTTATGGAGAAATGACCGCAAGGAGCTTGGAGTAATCCGAGAAGTCGAATATGCACAGACAGACAAAGGTGAAAGGAATGCCTTCTGCAAGGGCTACTTCTCCGAGAAGCTGCTTGATAACAGGGTGATTCAGAGGTCACTGAATTTGACTGGAACACCGGAAGAAATAAGCAGGCAGCTCGTAACAGACTTCTTCATCAGCCCGACTGATACAGACAGAAAGTTCCCACAGATAGTCCTTGGAGAAGTGACCGGAATAGGCACTTCTACTCATGTGCAGACTACCGGAACAGCCGTTGGGGAGAAAATGTATGAGATTGAACAGACGCAGGAGATGACCCACAGTCTTGAATTTGATTATGAGAGCAACCTTCTGCGGCTTGTTGTCTGGAAAGGGCTTGATCGTACAGATGATCAGACAGAGAACTCATGGGCGGTATTCTCCGACAAGTTCAAGAACGTCAAGGATGTCGTATATGACAGAGATGAAAGTGAGTATAAGAACTATGCCTATGTAGCCGGAGAGGGCGAGGGAAGTGCAAGAGTTGTTGTTGAAATAGACAACAGGAGCGACCCGGATGAAGAAAGAAGAGAGCTGTATGTGGATGCGAGAGATTTACAGAAAGAGACTGAGACAAAGACATATACAGAATCTGAATATGAGCAGCTGCTCCGGCAGAGAGGCCTCGAAAAGCTGAAAGAGTATGACTTGATAGAAACAGTCTCCAGCAATATCGAGACTCATGCAAACCTTGTATATGGTGAGGACTATGACCTTGGTGATAGATGCACGTACCAGAACCTTGATGTAGGCATCGAATGCACCAAAAGAATCACTGAAATCGAGGAGATATACGAGGGCGCAAAGCAGACTCTGAACATCACTTTTGGAACTGATAGTGCGACATCCATCCACAAGATTATCAAGAAGGAGATATAAAGCTATGGCAATGGAATATGGACATTTTGATTCAGAAATCACAGGCGTAGATACCGAAGGTATGCCGATATTTGACAGAGCCATGTCGTCAGACTTGCTTTCAGCATTCTTTGCGAAGCTGATAAGCAATGGCGTACTGGCTCTTCCGGCTGATTGCTTCCAGGTGGTTGCAAAGGAGGGGCTCGTAGTAACAGTAAAGCCCGGATTTGCAATGATAAACGGAAGATTTGCAAGAAATGAAGACAGCACAGATCTTGTCTTGGCTGCAGCAGATACAGCCTACCCAAGAATAGATCGCATAGTCTTAAGGTGCAACTACCTTGAAAGACTCATGGAGCTGATTGTAAAGACAGGAACCCCAGCTCCGACTCCTGTAGCTCCTGCAATAGTACAGCCCACGAGCGGTGACTACTATGAAATCGGACTTGCTACAGTAAGACTTAATGCTAATCAGAGCGTGATTACGCAGTCTGCGATAACAGATACTCGCCCGGACAGCTCTGTGTGTGGATATATCACACAGCTGATAGATCATCTCGACACGCAGGTCTTTATGGAACAGCTCACTGCATTTTACCAGGAATTTGTTGCTCAGTGCAGCGAAGACTACACAGAGTACACAAACAACATGGATTCGTTCCTGTCATCTCTCCGCAATTCCGGTCTCACACAGATGCAGGACATTGTTGATTCGCTGGAAGCTTTTGAGCAGACATCAGAAACAGATTTTAATATCTGGTTCGAATACATCAGAGGCCAGCTGTCAGATGACGTAGCCGGGAGATTGCAGAATGAGATTGATGCCATTGTAGAAAAAGAATTCAAACATTACAACGGCCTCGTAAGCAAGGTTACAAACATTGAGAATGGAGCAAGCGGCAAAGTTATTACCTCCACTGGAGAGGGAGTTACAGCCACAACCACGTTCAGCACAAATGCTCTAGGAGCAAAGGTCATCACAACGGTTGTCGTCCCGGATGAGGGCGTTTACAAGTACATAGAGACTGCTGTAATTGAAAACACCGGAACAGGCAAGCGTATCACTGAAAGTTATACACAGGAAGCGAAAGGAGATTAAACAATGGCGGATTTTGTAGCAGGTCAATATGTGATTGACGAACTATCTGACAAGATAGAAGAGGTTGTAATGGAGGCGAACGGTAGCGGAGTTCCCCCTGCCAATATGATATCCATGACTGCAGTCGGCAGAGACAAGAAAGTAACTCTTAAGTTTAAGCCGCCTGCAAACACTGTTGTGGAGAATCAGCTGATCTGTACTGTCAAAAAGCTGATGGTTCGCAGAAAAGTTGGTTCCGCTCCAACAGACATGAATGATGGAACACAGCTGTTGTTACTCGAAGGAAATGATATCCACAACTACGAGAGCACAGCCTATGAAGATACCGGACTGACAAATGGAACAGAGTATTTCTACCGATTCTTCACGATGTCAGATCATGATGTCTGGAACATCAATGATGCTAATGTGGTCAGCGCAATTCCGAAAGAATACACTCTGCTAGGATTTAGGATCAAGAAAGCAGAATCAGACCCGGATACAAGAGTAGAGTACACAGAAGGAGCGGTGGGCTTTACTCCTGCCGGAGTTAATCTTTCCACTGGTGTATTTGATTATGGAAGCTTTGCAGACCTATGGTTCGTTAAAGACAATAAGCCCGTAATGCTCAATGCCGATGGAACAGAAGCATATGAACTTGACCCGAGCGACTACACCAAGAAAGCAGATGGAACAGCATCCGAGATATCGGATACCTCGCAGTCAAAGAATGCAATGTCAAAGATACCTTGCGTATGGCTTAAGATGTGGGAAGACAGCACCTATGAATACTGCAACATATGCGATATTCAGCTAACAGATGAATATCATGCCTATGCACATCAGAGAAGTGATGGCACTATAGCAGATTATGTTTATATGTCAATGTTTGAAGGTTCTCTGATCAGCAGCAAGGTGCGTTCCTTAAAAGGACAGACTCCAATGAACTCACAGACCGGAGCGAATGAACTTACCTATGCCAAGGCAAACGGTTCACTTTGGAGCACAAGAAGTTGGAGCCAGTACAACTTGATAAATATGCTCTTGATCTTGATGGGTAAGAGCACGAACATCCAGAACAAATTTGGATATGGTCATTACAATGGCGGTACAGCAGCAAGCTCATTGCTTAAGACCGGAACACTGTCCGACAAAGGGCAGTTCTACGGAACAAGTGGCAATATTGCTATGAAGTGCTTCCACATTGAAAACCATTACGGAGATATCTGGGAAAGAATTGAGGGTATGGTTACAAATGGAAGTACCCACATTCTTGTGAAAGAAGCTCCCCCTTACAATACAAGCGGAAGCGGCTACACAGACACAGGAGTAGTACCCGGCGGAACCTCTGGAGGCTATATCAATGCCGCAAAGATGACACAGTATGGATTGATACCAAAGACAGCAAGCGGTTCTGACAGCACTTATTACGCTGACGGATTGTGGTTCAGTACCAACTGCTATGCGCTTGTCGGCGGCGCCTGCAGCTATGGTCTCCGTGTCGGAGCGTTTGCGCTCGATGTGGACAGCGCTCTCTCGATTTCGGGCTGGGGCATCGGGGCGGCGCTTTCTTGTGAACAGCCTATTGGTGCGTAAGCACCGGGGAGAGGTCCGGGGTAGGAACGAACCCCGGAAGTAAAGTTACTGTTGCAATGTTAATTTTTAGGGATGCAGGGTGCGCTGTCGTGCCCGTTCGTGCAGTTCGGCTGCGATTGTCGGCGGCAACTGCAACAATGGTCTCCATGTCGGAGCGTTTGCACTCAATGTGAACAACGCTCTCTCGAATTCGAACTGGAACATCGGGGCGGCGCAAATTTCTTATATTACGGAACGTATAACCGAATGCGCCCTGCATTCCGCACCTCTTGGTGAAAATTAACCCGATAATAGGGGTGGGTCAGTAGACAGAAATGCCGAAAGTCCACCAGGGAATAAGAAAAATGAAAACCTATAAACACTTGTATGAGCCAATGCTCGAAGATGAAGCTATAGTTGCTTGTTTTCATGATGCGGCAAAGCATAAGACGCAGAGAAAGGATGTCAGAAAAGTCCTTGATAATCTGGATGAAAACACAAGAATCTTGAAAGGTATTCTGGAAAGAGAGGAATTTCTGCCGTCATACCACGTCCCGAAGATTATACGGGAGTCGTCCTGTAAGAAAGAGCGCAGGATAGTTAAGCCGAATTATAAGTATGAGCAGGTTGTAGGCCATTGCATCATCAGACAGTTCAAGCCAGTAGTGCTTGATGGCTTTTATGAATTTTCATGCGGCAGTATACCTGGTAGAGGATGCCACAGCGGGAAGAAGTGGATGCGAAAATGGATAGACAGCTATGAGGGCAAGAAAATCTATGTGTTGAAAATGGATATCCGAAGATTCTTTGACAGTATAGATCGTCTGATATTGAAGCAGATGCTTGCTGACAAGATAAAGGATGACCGTTTTCTGAGGCTCGTATTTGAACTGATCGAATATGATAAGATTGCGGAAGCAATCCATATCCTCGGAGAAAGTAGAATTTCAATAAGCCTAGAGCAGAAAAAGAAACTGGCAACGATGATCGCATATGACAGAACTGGTGAAGCAGTCGAGTATATGCGGTCTTTTAATTTGCCGAAAGACGTGCTCAAAAGCTTGTCGGACATTGTATGTGAAATGCGCCACGGAGTACCGCTTGGTTATTATACAAGCCAGTGGTTCGGAAACTTTGCTTTGAAGAACATGGATCACTGGATAAAACAAGAGCTTGGCGCAGAGCATTATATGCGGTATATGGACGATATGGTTATACTTGGTCGGAACAAGAAGAAGCTGCACAGTTATAGAGAACAGATTGATGAATATCTGCATCACGAACTGCACTTGCAGTTGAAAGATAACTGGCAGATTTTCAGATTCGAATATGCCACCGGAGCCATAGGCAAGAATGGAAAACCTGTTATAGCAGGTAGAGTTCTTGATTTCATGGGCTTTCAGTTTCACTTCAACAGGACGACTTTAAGAAAGTCTACCCTTAGAAGTGCTAGGAGAAAGGCAAAAAGAATCGCAAGGAAGCAGAAGATTTCATGGTATGAATCAACGCAGATGCTGTCTTATATGGGCAGCATAGATGCGGCTGATGTCTACGATTACTATGAAAGACACATCAAACCATTCGTCAATGTCAAGAAACTAAAGAAAATTGTATCAAAACATTCAAGGAGGTTGAAACAGAATGGTAATTCAATGGCAGCCTAGAGAGGGAACACAGGAAGTTCGCCCGTCCACGATAGACTTTGACTCCAGTAGCAAATATGTTTATTTGCGACAGAATATCGAAAGATCTTCACGGACAGAGGAGGACGGAAATGTTGTTTTCTTCTGGAAATATGATGAAGCTGCTCTGACCCATGCGGAATATGAGCAGTACATGAGAGAAACCAATGATGTCACAACAGCAATGATGATGCAGCAGTTCAATGACTTGCAGGCATCGCAGGAGCTGGCTGACATCACAGTAGAAACGAACCACGAAGAAGAAATGCAGCTGCTTAATGATATACAGGCTGACATAGCTTTGATCGGAGAATAGGAGGAATATCATGGCAAAAACGACAGTAGTAGAGCATAGTGCCAAATATGAATACTGCAAGCAGCAGTACGAAAAAGGCTATATGACAAAGTCTACTCTTAAGAAGTGGGTGCAGGTCGGCTTTAAGAGGCCTGGGCAGGGTATCACTCCGGAGGAGTATGAAGAAATTACAGGAGAGATTTATTCATGATTACCGACATAGTGTATAAGTCGATCTGCCTACAGCAAGCAGAAGTAATTGAACAGCTGTCTGAACTAGCAAAGACTCTGATATCAGAGATGGAGCAGTACAGGGCAGTTGACGAAGAAAATGCAATGCTGGAAAAAATAACGGAGAAAGCTCTCCGACCAAGAAAGGAGGAGTAGCAGATGGAGCCAAACTATGTCACAAAGGAAGTCCATGATGAGTTTGCCAAGAGAATCGAGGAAGAGAATATGCGCCAGAATCATCGAATCCAGAATCTCGAAGCAGGGCAGCAGCAGATAAATGAATTGATCTCATCAGTAAAGGTACTGGCTGTCAATATGGAAACAATGGCAAAAGAGCAGGCGAAGCAAGGCGAAAGGCTTGAAGCTATCGAAGCAAAGCCTGAGAAGAGATGGGAAACCGTCATTACTTGCGTCATCACCGGAATTGTCGGAGCTATTGTTGGAGCTTTTGTAGCCGGAATGATCCCTTAGTAGAGAAAGCGGCGTATTTGCCTTTTTTCGGCAGTTTATATTCAAGACAATAAAATATCCATGCGAGACGAAACTAAGGCTCCCTTGGACTGTAACAGTTCAAAATGGGAGCCTTATTCGTTTGGGATAAAGGAGGTGGTATAGTGAGCGATTTCAGAGATGACCTGCTCCGGTTAAGAGTACAGAAAACAAGGAGAAAGGCGGCAGAGCTTGAATACCGCAAGCTGAAACTGGAAAGAAGCGTAAAAATGTTTGACAGTTTCATGAAAGTTCTTGTTGCTGTTGTGGTGTTTCACGGCCTGTGCTGCGTTACGGCATCATATATATTCGCATGGCATGGAATCATGGAGCCGCTTGAAAGCTTGTCTGAGACGATAGCAAGGGAGATAGCCGCACCGGTTGTTACCTACGGTCTTACGAAGACAATAGAAAACATAAGCAAGTACAACGACTGGATTGAGCGGTTCCTGTACTGGAAATATAAGGTCCCGTACACGGATTTCAAAGAAGAACAAGAAGAAGAACATGAAGAAGCCAGCGAACCGCTTGGCTGAGGAAAGGAGCATGCAATGGTAAAGGTGTTTATAAGCCAGCCTATGAATGGCAAAACAAATGAGGAGATCGAGGCAGTAAGACAGAAAGCGATTGCCTCAGTACAGGCGAAAGTGAACGAGGAAGTAGAGGTAATTGATAGTTTCTTCAAAGATGCACCGCATGATGCAAAGCCTTTATGGTTCCTTGGAAAGTCACTGGAACTGCTTTCGACTGCAGATATTGCTTATTTTGCAAAAGGCTGGGAAGAGGCCAGAGGATGCAGGATTGAAAATGAATGCGCCATAGCTTATGGAATTGAAGTAATCGAAGACTATACAGAATAAGGAGGGTGAGACTATGACTTTACCGATGTTTTTGGGACTTTTGTCTGCATTTAGTGTGCTGACATCTATGCTCACAGAGGTGGCAAAGAAGATGCTTGCAAAAGCAGAACGCAACTACGCATCGAACCTGGTGGTACTCATGATCGCATTTGTTGTAGGCATAGCAGGTACAGCAATCTTCTATGTGTTTATTGGCGTTCAGTTCACCGGAGTAAACATCATGTGCATGATCTTGATGGGATTTGCTGTGTGGCTCGTGGCGATGCAGGGTTATGACAAAGTAATGCAGCTTATTAAACAGTTCGCACAGTTAGGAGGCTGATTATGAAATATACAGGCACTAATGTCCCTTATGTCTGTATGCAGACAGATAGCTTTTGCTATAAGGGGACAAGACAGGGAAATGTTATTGGAGTGTTGTTCCATAGCACAGGAGCAAACAATCCGAATCTGAAAAGGTATGTGCAGCCATCAGACAATGCTCCGAATAAAGATGCTGCTCTTGCAAAGCTTGGAGTAAATAAGAACGGTAATGACTGGAACCACATCAAGAGGAATGCCGGACTTAACGCCTGGATAGGCAAGTTTGCGGATGGCACTGTAGGAACAGTTCAGACTATGCCTTGGGATTTCCTTCCCTGGGGATGTGGCAAAGGAAAGAAAGGTTCATGTAATGATGGATGGATCCAGTTCGAGATCTGCGAGGACAAGCTTACTGATGAAACGTATTTCGATGCAGTTTACAAGGAAGCTTGCGAACTGACAGCCTATCTCTGCAAGATGTTTGACCTTGACCCAAACGGAACAAGGAACGTAAAAGGAACATCCATCCCTGTTATTACTTGCCATGCTGATGCAGCTGCTCTCGGATTTGCAAGCAGTCATGCAGATGTCAACCATTGGTTTTCAAAGTATGGTAAATCCATGCAGACAGTGAGGGATGATGTATCTGCTCTGCTCGGAATAAAGAAAGCAGCAACACAGGCTCCCAGTTCCAACAGCTACGTTGCTTCTGACAATACGGACAACAGTAAAGTGATCTGGAATTACCTAATGGGTAATCTCGGAAATGCATATGCAGTAGCTGGTATTATCGGAAATCTGTATGCAGAGAGCGGCTTAAGACCGAACAATCTCCAAAACAGCTTTGAAAAGAAGCTTGGAATGGACGATAAGACATACACTGCGGCAGTAGATTCCGGAGCCTACAGCAACTTTGTTAAAGACTCTGCTGGTTATGGACTTGCTCAGTGGACTTTCTGGACAAGAAAGCAAAATCTGCTGAACTTTGCAAAGTCCGCCGGAAAGTCAATAGGAGACCTCAGTATGCAGCTCGATTATCTTTGGCATGAATTGCAGGGATATAAAGCAATGATGTCTGCACTTATGCTGGCGAAAACGGTGTATGAGGCATCCACTATTGTGTTGACTCAGTTCGAAAAGCCGAAGGATCAGTCTGACTCTGTAAAGGAAAAGAGAGCAGAGTATAGCCAGACATTCTTTGATTTGTATGCATTGAACAATGCTGCACAATGTAATGACCCTGTTCAGAACACAGTACAGCAGCCAGTAAACAGTGCAAAATACGCCAAAGGAGACTATGTTACAATAGCCGGACCTATGAGGTTAAGGTGTGGTCCCGGACTTGAATATTCGCAGAACAAGTTCTCACAGATGACTGTATCAGCTCAGAGTACAAACAGCCGGTATTCTGCAACTGGTCTTGCTTGGTATGGCAAGGGAGTTGTATTCACTGCTCTTGAAATAAGACAGTCAGCAGTCGGATCATGGTGGGCGAGAACTCCATCAGGTTGGATTTGTCTCGAAGATGCCATCAAGGCATACTGCAAAAGGCGGTGATTGATATGTTGAATAGTTTCCCGGAACTCTTCGTTTTTGTGTTTGTTGGAATGATTTTGTTTTGCATAGCAGTAGCTGTCCTTATAATATGGCTTGGCCTTGTAATTATGAACTGGGCTACAGATGACTGCGGTTTTGATTGAAACAGTGGGGTTGCTTCGGCAGCCCCTTGTTTTTTCTTACTCTTACTCTTTCTCTTACTCTTACTCTGTGTAACCGTTACTCGTGACATCACGTTATATAACGATTACATTTTTCGTGACATAACGAAAAATGTTCGTGACAGGATGATGCGTAACGTAGTATCACATAGGCGCACGGTAGCAATAGGCAATTCCGACAAAATCAAGAAGTCTGAATTAGGCAAAAATCCGTTTTCTGTTGCTACAGAAAAAGCCAAACATTCTCCCATGTAAGAAACAAAAAGTCTTCACAGAGGTTTTAAGTGGTTTTACAGACATCCTCTTTTCAGTAGACCCAGCAGGCAGATTTTAGAGCATGGGTCAATATCTATTTTCGACAAATTATTAGTTGTCGGTCAGTCATTTTCACAATGCAGATCAGTCGGTCTGTTTTCTTCCTATACGAGAATCTATGCAGAAAAATTACTGATATTTTCAGTAAAAACACTTTACAAATGGAATAGTTCTGCTACCGTACGCCCGTAGCATTAACACAGCCCATCTGGGCGCATTCGGCAGGAGGAAGATGAATGGTGAATGGTGATGAAAACATGACCGAAAAGCAAGCAGCAAGGCTTGTAGAATGGGTGAAAGCCCAGGGAATGACAACAGAAAAAGCATATGAAGCTCTCGCATTCGTAATGAATGCAGAAGATAAGGAGAACAAAAAGAAAGAAGCCACAAAGGCCTAGAACCCGGCTTCTTTCCATCCACAGTGCGGGCGGACCTGCCGCCGCCTTGCACTTGTGATTGTAACACGGCAGGAGATAAATCACAAGGAGGATTAGTAATGGCAGATATGACGATCAGAGAATGGCAGGACGAATATCGCAGAGGAATGTTTGAAGACGGAGATTTCGATACCCAGGTAAAAGCAGGATGGTATGACTGGTTTTGCAATGACAGCTCGCTCAAGAACAAGACAGAAAAGATTGCAAAGATTATCACCGGAATCACAAATGACTGGATGCTGGACAATTTCAGAGTATGGTTCAAGAACAACTGCCCTTGTGCTGGACCACTTTATGATGATGTAAGGTTCGAGCCTATGGATGAAAGCAAGCGTGATGAACTCTACTTTGTCGTAAGCATTGATGATAAGCGTGAAGATGACAAGTATTGCGTATTCACAGCCAGAAATGGATATGAAAAGGAAGCTGGATTTAAGAGCATTAAGGAACTGAAAGAATGGATCAATGGATGGGAACAGGAGGTATCTGCATGAGTGAAGAGTTAAGACAAAAGCAGAAAGAAGAAGCCATCAAAAGAATGAAAGCTCTTGATATGTTAGAGCAGCCGATCAAGGAGTTTATCGAAGAAGACAAGCTGAATCTGTCGGAAGGTCCCGGCCTGCTGTACTGGCTGAATGAAGAGGAGCAGGAAATGGTCAAAAAGTTCGAGGAGCAGAATGATGCTGTTGTATACCATGTCATCAAGAGCAATTCTTCAATAGGACTGATGTACTCATTGCTGTATGTATCTCAGTATCTGGAAGAATGGGAGATGGACAGCAGCGACCTCGGAGACAACACAGCTCTTGCATATGTGGTGAACATGAATATGCCGGATTGCAGCGAATTTGGAACCATCGGAATCAAGCCTATGAATGGAGGAGTAGTAAGAACATGGTAGATACAGAAAGAGACATAAGGGTTTGCCCTAATTGCGAGAAAGAAGTAGAGCGTACAGATATGCTATTCACCAGGGACTGCCACGGAATCCCATTCAGACTTGTCTGCAATAAATGCTACGGCAAGCTGATGGCGAAAGGCTATGACGGGCAGTATTACACGGAAGCTGATGAATGCCTTGATTATGACTACTAAGGAGGGACGAGATGAACAGATACCAATGGGAAGACTTATATCAAAGAGCTGATGGGGCAGCCTGCGGCTCTCATGAACTGAAAGCCAAGGATCATGCAAGATATGAACTGCAGCAACTGATTCTTCGAGAAACAGGAGTTGACATAGAGACAGAGGAATCTCCGGAAGAAGCTATAGATCAGTATCTGGAAGGACTATGGCAGAACCAGGGAAAGCACATCATGTTCGATGAATCCGGAAACAGGATCAATGTTGAATATGGAAAGGCATTGCAGGATATCTTCATATATGTGCCTGCGAGCAATCAGATTGTAAGGATAGCAGAAGGAAGCGGGGACAATCTTCTCAGTGAGGATCAAGAAGAGGGCTATGTCGATTACCTCTATTACGAACAGTACAGCCTTGAACAGGATATGCCGGAAGAAGATGGCGGAATGATGCTCATGAAAATGCTTGCTGTAGAGAAGTATGAAACACTTGCTGATGCCATCCCGGACATCCTTGACATAGCTTACAGCGACAGCGAACTTCGATACGTTGTTCTGAGTCTGGAATGACAGGCTGGAAAAAACCGATTATTTTCGAAAAACTTTCAGTAAAACTCTTTACATTCATGCCGGAGGTGCTATCGTACGTCGCACGATAACAAATCACACAAGCCGATAGGCAGGAGGTAGCAACTATGACATGGGCGCAGATGAAGATGAAGGAGCTTGAAGAGAAAGGCAGAGAGAACTGGGATGCTGACGATTATGAGGCAGCCTGCTACTGCGAGGAATGCTTTGCAGAGGATGAAAGAGATGAAGAGTATCTCGAACACTACAGTTTGATCATGTAAGGAGGAGCTGAACCATGAAGAGAAAAGTATTCGAGACAGATCAAGCTGCAAAGCACTTTGCATCACAGGTAGGAGGAACAGTAAAAATGCGCCAGCTCCCGGACTATATGGGAGTCATCATAGTATATGTAGTCGAACGGGAGGAAACAGCATGAAAAGAAGAGATGCAGAGAACCTGGTGTTTGGGGTCGGCTTCGAAGATGCAAAGACCAATCTTATGCTGGCAGGAGCAGACTACAAGATCAAGCCGTATGGCAAAGGAGAAATCATCCTGGTTAAGTGCGAAGATGGCAGTTTCAGAGTAAGCAGAACGAGAGGAGGAGACGGATGCATAGTATCGAGAATCGGAAGTTTAGGAATGGGCAATCTGTAAAGATAGATGATATAGGACCACTTGCAGTTGTGCTGGAAGTTGCCAGGGGAAAGTTAAGAGTAGTTCTTGATGGAGAAGACTTTTGGATCAGCAAGAAGTTGTGTAAAGCAATCTGAGCAGCTGGAAAATTCCCAAAATATTTTCTGTAAAACTATTGACAAATTGGATAAATCCAGCTAACGTACGAGCATAGGACATCACTTTTACTGAAAGGAGGTAAGCAGTGACCGGGAAGATAAAAACCGGACAGCCAGCGTGACGGACTTTGGCGAGCAGTCACGCTGACAGCAAACAGCAAGCATATTCCGGCTAGAGAACAGTCGCCCTCTTGCCGTAATGATAACAACAAGGCGACCACTTGTAAAGATAAGGAGATTAGAAAGATGGTAAGAGAAATCGCAGAAGAAATCGCAAAGGCAGCGCAGCAGATCCTTGGAGATCAGTTCGAATGTACAGTAAATGAGAAGAGAGGCAACAACGGCATTGTAGAGATGCAGATAACAGTCAAAAAGGCTGAGATCAGGATTGCTCCCTCAATTTATATCGAGAAGATGTACGAAGACATGGATGGTGAGATCGATGATGTTGCCCATAAGGTAGCAGAGATTGCAGAGCAGCAGTTCGAGCATGGAATGCCGGAAGTAGATACAGAAAGCTTTATTGACCCGGACTTCATCAAGAAGAATGCAGTTGTCACTCTTGTGAATGCTGAGAGGAACCGAGTTGATGATATTGTCAGCAGAGATTACATGGATCTGAAAGCACTTGTTAGAGTCCACTGTATGGAGGCAGGAAGCTTCCTTGTTAAGAATGAACTTCTTGAAAGAACCGGAATCACAGAGGACGAGCTTTTTGAAGCAGCTATGCAGAACACCAGGGCTGATTTTGAATCAATTGGTATGGCGGATTACTTGCAGCAGATGGGAGTTGGAGGAATAGATGTATCTGGAGACTCGAATATAATGACGATTGTTTCCACCAAGAACCGAGCATGGGGGGGCTCATGCCTGCTTTATGCTGATCTGTTTGCTGAAATAGCAGATAAGAATGGCTCTGACTTGTACATCCTGCCGAGCAGTGTGCATGAAGTAATCGCCGTTCCTGCATCCAGTGACGCAGATCCGGAAATGCTGTTGAATATGGTCAAAGAAGTAAATGCAACTCAGCTTGCACCGGATGAATTCCTTGCAGATAGCGTGTACTTCTACAGCAGAGAAGATGGTCAGATCAGAAAGGTTGCATAATGGGAACTGTTCAGAAGCCTTGCGTGGGCTGTGTGTATTACACAGCCTGCGGAAGCACAACCAGGACAATGCCTTGTGATGGCAGGATGACGAAATCTGAAAGAAAGATGGAGGAGAAGAAGAATGGAACAGGCAGAAAAGCTGACGATGGTTCACGTTGAGTTCAATGTTGGTGTGACAGATGAAGATATAGATGACATCATGTGCGGAGCTCTGGAGGGCGGCATCACATATTGGTGTATCGCCGCAAAAGTTGACGGAGATTACCTCGGCTCTTATGCCAGCGAGCAGATCAGCAGGGGCGGCAGATTAAAGCTGTTCCTTGATGAACCATACAATGACACGGATATGTTCGTGCTGGATAAAGAAATGCTGATGAAAGGGCTGAAAAAGTATCTGGAGGACCCGGAAAAGCCCTATGAAATAGTCTCGGTCATCTCAGATGGTAGCGACACAAGAATGGGGATAGATACCTGTCAGTGTGATGCAACAGTATGCGACATGATCGTACAGTATGCTCTGTTTGATGAAGTAGTGTTTGGATAGGAGGAGAATCATGCCGAACCATGTAAAGAATAGAATCAGAATGAAAGGGATAGCCAAACTGCCGCTGTTCGGAGAAACAGAGGAAGGACACAAGTATTTCGATTTCAATAAGCTTATCCCTATGCCAGAATCTCTTAACATGACATCTGGCAGCAGCGAATCGGATGCAATAGCAGCTCTGATATTGACACTCTCAAAGTCACAAAGTTTTCTTCCTGTCAGCGTTAAATCAACAGACGGCAGAATTACTGAAAGATATGACACCCCAGAAAAATTGCAGGAGTTGCTTGAAACCGGACTTAAGTATGCTGAGAATGTCGTAAAGTATGGCTCTTCAAGTTGGTACGACTGGTGCGTTAAGCACTGGGGAACCAAGTGGAATGCTTATAGTCTGCAAATAGTCGATGATGACACAATAAAGTTTGAGACCGCATGGTCCAATCCGGAACCAGTCATATTGAAACTGGCTGAAATGTATCCGGATAGCTACATAGAGCACCAGTGGGCAGATGAAGATGCTGGGAACAACAGTGGTTCCAGGGAATATGTCGAAGGATGCTGGAGCGGAGACTATGACGAGGATGACGATACTGCCTATGAGAGATACATGGATCTTTGGGGAGAATCGAAGTGCTTCTATAAAGATGATGAAGGCCACTGGCACAGAAGAGATTGCGACACCTGTAACGGTTGCGACTGAAAGGAGAGACGATAATGGCAAAAGCAAATGAGATAGTTCTGGAATGCCTTGAAGTAGCAGGCATCAACCAGACGGAACTAGCAAGAAGAATGGGAGTTGACCGCAGAAATCTGAATCAGATGCTGCACAGAGGACAGGACATCAAGCATGACAAGTTTGTTGAAATGCTTGAATGTATCGGATTCAGAGTAGAAATCGAAGATGCTGGATGCTACAAGGTAAATCCAGAGCTTGCCGTCAGGATCAAAGATAGCGGAAGCCCGAAAGGGAAGTTCTGGACAGAAAAAGACGGAATGTTTATCGGAATCATAAATAGCGATGCCGGAACAGATGTCTCCGACTTTGCAGATAAGATGGATCTAATTGACTGGCTTGACGGCTATGAGCTTTGAAAAAATTTCCGAAAAAATTCAGTAAAAACACTTTACAACCCGGTCGGGCCTGCTATCGTACGACGTACGCTACAACAAACCCAATGAATGGAGGTAACAGACATGATAGAACAGAGGACGATCGGAAGAACATTTGATGCAGAGATAGTTGTGCATGAAGTATGCAAGTACACAGGTGAATTGAAGAAGCTGGAGAACAGCAAAAGAGTTATTGTCCGTGGAATTGAGAGCTGGGACATCGTTACAGGCGATGAAGCAAAAGAAATTGAAGCCCACACAGACGGCAGCTGCATTGATGATATGCACGAATACCTGGTACTTCACCTTGAAGGTGGCGAGACAAGCACATTCAGAAACAGCTATGTCGATATGTTCAGAGTGTAAAGCGGAGGTAGGCGAAGATGGAAAAAGATTACAGAGAAATGATTAAGAAGCCCCTGGCACTGGCAGAAAGCCCGAATGAGCATGAAGCAAAAGCAGCACTGCTTAAGGCGAAGGAACTGATGGCAGAACACAAGCTGACAGAAGCAGAGCTGAAAGAAGTTAAGAGCAAGAACGTCAAGAAGATCAAGACCGGAGTGACGTTCTCCAAGAGAAGAGATGCATGGATGAATAAGTTGTCAGCCGTAATAGGTGAAAACTACTGTTGCCAGGCATTCACTTGTAAGGAATATGATATGCAGACAAGAGAAGTCGGATTTGTAGGCCTTGAAGATGACATTGACATCTGCATCGCCATCTTCAAGTATGCTGTAGACTGCATTCATTCCCAACAGAAGAAAATGAAAAAGAATCTTGCCGGGTACAGCGAGCAGTACAGAAAGTCAGTTCTGACCGGATATGGAGATGGATTTGCAACCGGAATCGACAGAGCCTTTAAGGAACAGAAGAGTCAGAAAGAGGAGGGCTGGGGGCTGGTAATGGTAATGCCCACAGAAGTAAAGGACGCTTGCTCTGATATGCAGCGACAGGCATTCAACGCAGCTGCTCTTGACAGAATGAATAGATCAGCCTATGCCCAGGGAGTAGAAGATGGCAAGAAATTCGATCCCGGAACAAAGCTCAACTCAGAAAGGAGCGAACCAGTACCATGTTTAGCTTAAGCATAGAAACAGGCAATGCAGCTTTCGCAGATCCGGCCACAGGAGAACCAAGCGAGATTTGCGAGGAGATGGAAACAGAAAGGATCCTGCAAGATGTATTGCGGAAGATAAGCAATGGCGAAAGAAATGGTAGCTGCATCGACATCAATGGCAACAAGGTCGGCAGCTGGAAGTTTAGTTAGGAGGCAGAGAATGAGAAAAGGATACACAAAGCTTGAAGCCTGCCAGCGTTGGGTTGGTGAGTTCACCAGGATACCTTATGCAGTTGTAGAAAAGCTCATAAAGGCATCTGACTACTGCGATTTCAACGAGATTACAAAGCCCTCGGTAGGAGACAGATGCTATTGCTACTCTGGTGATGGCGGAGTAGGAGCGATATCCGAAATGAAGCGTGATGAGGATGACTACACCGAAGTATTCTACACTGTCGAACTCGATGATGGGGGGGAGGTTACCTGCAAGTCAGACGAACTGGAAGTAGAAAGAGATGGATCTCTGCCAATGTGGGGAACAATGTGGGCGTTCCCGGATTCAGCAGACGATTATTGGCTGGAGGAACTGGACGGAATACAGTTGATGTCTGACTGCGGATTCAGAATATATGAAAGCGAAGATTTTGGATATGTTTTCGGAATTGACGGAGCCGGATATGACTTTTATGAAGCGCACTGGCTCCCTTTGTATGAAGCGAGAGGTTTAAAATGGCATGACGAGGAGGCTGAAAAGATGGCAAAGGATGGAGACAAGGTTAAGATTACCTGCTATGGAAAGACAGAAGAAATGGAGCGTGAAGATGCTTTGAGCAAGTATCTTGACTGTATGGCTCACAGTGAGGGAGCAGAAAGAGACAGATATGTGAACATCTATCTGCAACTGACAGCAGGAGAAAAAGAATGTAATGATGAACAGGAGGATCAGAAATGAACAGAGTTGAATTGACAGGTAGGCTTACCAGGGACCCGGAAGTTAAGTATGGCGGACAGAACGGAGACTTCTGCATTGCTACCTACACATTGGCAGTAGACAGGGAGTTTGCTAAAGATGACGAGCAGGATGCAGACTTCATAAGATGCAAAGCTCTCGGCAAGAGAGGAGAATTTGTAGAGAAGTATTTCTGCAAAGGAATGAAAGTGGGTGTATGCGGCAGAATCCAAACCGGAAGCTACGAAGACAAGGAGACAGGAAAGACCGTTTACACCACAGATGTAATCGCAGATCAGCAGGAGTTCTTGGAGAGTAAGGCAGCAAACGAAGCTCACAGAGCAGAATCCGGAAATGCAGGGGCAGGATCAAGCCAGTCCCAGCAGACAGATGCCGATGGTTTCATGAACATACCGGACGGCATTGACGAAGAGCTTCCTTTCGTATAATATTTGTCTGTAAAAATACAGAAGTGTTTCTACATATTTAAAGTTGACATTTGTCGCATCTGCGTGTAGTTCAGAAACACAGGGGATGCTATGTTTATCGAACCGTAATAAAGAAAGAGAAAAGACTTATGAAGAAAGACACTCAAGATTCGACTCTTTGGACCAGAGATTTTACCATTATCACCATTGGCAGTGTGATTTCCATGCTGGGCAATTCCATGTCG